TGGTGCCCTTGCATTTCAAGGTTCAGACGGAACTGAATTTGTAGCTGGGGCTCAGATAACTGCAAAAGTAGACGGCACCCCCGGCGCTAACGACATGCCGGGACGCTTAGTGTTCTCCACTACCGCCGACGGAGCGAGCACCCCGACGGAACGCATGCGTATTGACTCGCAAGGCCGCGTCGGCATCGGCACTACGAGTCCTAGCAGGACGCTTCACATTGAAGCAAGTCAAGCCACCAATGAATCTCTTGCCTATATAAAACAAACAGCAACCGGCAGGCCAGCTTACATTGGATTTACAAGTTTAACTAAAAACTTCACTGCCGGCGTAAATGATGAACTTGGGTTTATTATTGGGTTAGGCAATGGAATTATTAGTAACAGTAATGATATTGCTCTTTCCATTGATACATCAAAGCGCGTTGGCATTGGCAAAGACTCCGCCGCCACAGCTCTTGATGTCAACGGCGATGTAACTATCACCGACAAGATCATTCACGGTGGCAACACTAATACAGCAATCCGTTTCCCTGCCGCTGATACATTCTCTGTTGAGACTTCTGGCTCCGAACGCGCCCGCATCGACAGCTCCGGCAGGTTGTTAGTTGGCACGTCTTCGACGGCTAACCGAGGTGATGCAAAACACATTGTCCAGGGCGACGCCAGCTTTGGAGACGGCGTAGGGAAAGTCCATACAATTTACAAAGAGACAACAAATCTCGCAGATGCAGCAACATTTGATGTTGATTTAATATCTAACACTGGAGCATGTTCCGGATTCGGCACCGTATTTTATAGAGAAGGTACAAATCAGCAGGTGCAGACATTTAGCTTTGCTGGTCGTCAAACCGGAGCTGTTGTTCAGTTGCAAGACGCTAATATCAGAAGCAGTGGGATATCAGGAGTCACTGTTACCTTCGCTGCAGTTTCAAGTGCCGGAAAAATCCGCATCACAAATGGAAGTGGAACTACCCTTGACGCAGTGCAAGTGACCCTTTTCCTCCATTCAACCTTGAGTTAAACCTCGTAGTCCTACTCCCATCTACGCCTAGCAAGCGTATAGTGGTGGGGCAGCGAGTTTGCACCTCCTGCCCCTGGCCACAGTTCCCTAGAAACCATGACCAAGAAAGATTACAAACTTGAGCTGCTTGCAGCAATCGAAAGCAGCAAAGACAAAGACGCCCTCACGGTAACTCGTGAATTTATGGCGCAAAAGGCATTAGATGATCTATACGAAAACAATGCCGATGGCATGAAGCGTCTTGCTAACTCGTAGTCATTACCACTAATTACCCATGAACGCCGAAAACAAACGGTTAATCAAACAGTTCGTGATGGATCGCCTTTGGAGCGATACCGACCAGCTTCGCCTTGATCTTGACACGTATTCTATTACTCGCAGCATTGATCCATTGGAGGCAATGGAGGAATACGAGTATCAAGTCGAACGGATCCAGAAAATGCTTGCCTGTTATTAACCATGACAAAAGAACAGATTGAAATGCTCCGCTTTATCATCAAACAAGAGATCGAAGCTGCTGATATTGACGGCATGGAGCACGGCGCTTGGGGCTGGGCGGAGCGGATGCTCGATGAAAACTGGGAGGAGTTTAGAAAGTCCTTTGTAGTCCAGTAGTCACCTTCACTAACAGGGCGGGCAGCCGACCCTTCCCAACTGGCTGCAACCCCACTACGCTGTCAACGACCGGTCTTTAATCATGGCTACTACTTTCACCTGGGGCATCAACACCCTGGAACGCGAAACCGACGACGGTTTTGTATTTAACGCCCACTACACCGTCAACGCCAACGACGGCACTTACTCCAGCGGCGCCTACGGCAGCGTTGGGTTTCAGCGCCCCGACAACCTGATTCCTTATGCCGACCTTACGGAAGACACCGTGATCGGCTGGGTCAAGGAAGCCCTTGGCGGCGACGAAAAAGTTTCTGAAATTGAAGCTGCCCTCCAAGCTCAAATCGACGAGCAACGCGCACCGTCGAAAGCTGCTGGTGTGCCTTGGGCTAGCTGATGGCGGTAAAAAGCAAAACTGCCCTGGGGCGCATCGAGCACAAAGCCGGTCGCCCCAAAACCACGAGCCAAGGCATGGGACAACATTCGCGTCCACGCCGCCGTGGCAGAAAGCCTTTGCGCGGTCAAGGGCGCTAATCTGTAACGAGGAGGTGCGTCATGGCTGTATCACCCGGCACTTACAACATCAGCTTGCAGCGTCGAGCGGATTACAGCGTGACGCTCCAATTCAAAGACAGCACCGAAACCGCTATCAATTTAACTGGCTGGACTGTCGCTGCACAGGTCTGGAACCAAGCTCGTACAACAAAATACGCAGATTTTTCGGTCACTTATACCGACAGGTCTGCGGGTACGGTGGCGATTGCACTGACAGACGAACAGACGGCTTTGTTACCTAACGAGGCTTGGTATGACGTGCTGCTTACCGATACCGCAGGAATTAAGGAGTATTACCTAGAAGGAATAATTTTTGTTTCTGAGGGCTATACATCATGAGCACGGTTGACGTAAACATAACGCAAAACACAGTCATTGTTTCAGATGATGAAAAAACTGTAACTATTTTGCGAGGAGATGTAAGTAGTGATACGTTCGCCGCCTTGGAGGCGCGTGTAACCAATGTGGAAAACTCCTTTGATGGCGGAGTCTACTGACGCTCATCCGCTAGCCTATAAAAATCGGCGGTATGCCTAGCAATGGAGCACCACGAAGAGGCGCTAATTACAGCCAAGCCTCCGGAGAGTCCTTTCAATCAAATTATTCCGGCTTTGTTGACCGCTGCGGTGGTCGGCCTAGCCGGTCTTTTTATGCAAGTTGCCAAGCTGGATCAATCAGTCAATACTGTCGCCGCCGACATCCAAGAACTAAAGAACGACTCTAAAGAACGACTTAGTGATCTAGAAATCCGCGTGCGTCAAATCGAAATGCGCATTGGGTACAAACAATGACCGTCATTAGCACCACCGATTACGGCAACGGCTTCATACTGGATCAGCTGGAAAACGAACGCGGCGAACTCTATTACCGCGCCTGCAAGGACAGTATTTGCCGCTATGCAGAAGATCATTACATCGCAGTGATGTATCTCGAAGGCATGGGCTGGGACCCTAAGCAACAAGCCCCTCAGTAATCCAGCGGATGATCGCATCCTCCCGATGCGGCTCCCAAAAAGGCTGGTCCCTGTACCACTCCAGCCAATCTTCCGCCGACTTCGAGATATTGCACCCGAAGCAGCACGCCACCAAATTCTGCTGGTGCGTGTGGCCGCCTCGAATTTTTGGGTGGACGTGATCAAGTGTCGCCGATCTCCCCAGGTCTACCCCGCAGTACGCGCACGAATTTTCCCAATGTTTAAGGATTGATTGCCTAAATCGCGCCTTAGCTTGTTTTTTGTTTAAGTATTCGCCATCCTCGATGCGATGGTCCATACCAAGCAGTCGCTACCTGGAATGTAGCGGCAGAGACTATTACATGCGCCGGAACTCTTCTCTAGTACAGCTAAACTTCCTGCAGGGTTCCTATTTTCCATGGACTTCATCCAACATCCAGCCTTCTGGATCATCGTTGCGGCAGCTTCCGAGCTGATCGCCCTTTCCCCGCTGAAGGACAACAGCATCATCCAGCTGGTATTTCACGCCCTTCGCGCCATCAAAGGAAAAAAGCTCTGATTGCTTTCGGCAAGCCGGGCTGGCAACGTCGCCTTGAACAAGCCATCCGCCAATGGTGGTTCGAGCTGACACTACCCGGCAAGCTGGACAAAGCTGAAGCGGACTGGCACGCAACCCAACCGACCGATCCACCTCCCGTGATCGTTCACCACAAAATTGATGAACAGCTACAAACCGGCGAAAGCCGCCTTCTGGGTGGCGCCATGACCATCCACTCTCCTTGGTCCGATGCCCAGCAACAAGATCCGCCTGAGTGACCTGTTCCGGTACTACAAGGGCTTGCCCCACCAGATGGCGGCAATCACCGAGCTGGAACAAGCCATCAATAAGGCCAACCCCCATATCCTGGGCCGCGACCAAGGCTGGTTCAAAACCTGGAGCGTCGCCGGCAAACAAACCCAATTTCCAAACAGCTGGGAAGGAATCCTCGAAGCCGCCCGAGTAGCTGGCGCAAAATTCCCAGAACTCGTAGCTGCCCAATGGGCACTCGAATCAAATTACGGCAAATTAGTATCTGGCAGAAACAATTTTTTCGGCCTCAAAGGTGAGGGTAGCGACAAGAAAACGCAAGAATTTATTAACGGGCAGTGGATCACAATCACCGACAGTTTTATTGATTTTCCAGATTCGCTGTCCTGTGTGATCTACCTCGTTGATCACTGGTACAAGGACTACAAGAACTACAAAGGCTGCAACAACGCCGCCACCCGCGAAGAAGCAGCGAAGTGGTTGCATAAAGAAGGTTACGCAACAGACCCCAACTACCCAGGCAAGTTGATCCAGCTGATGGAGCAACACGCAGGAGCTAAACCTGTCGTTCCCCCAAACCAGAAGCTACTAAAAGTTCCATACGAATACCAGCTTGGATCAGACGACGGCCCAAAGGGTTGGCGGCAGTGTTTTAGTTCCAGTTGCGCCATGGTGGCCCGCTACTACGGCAAGATTTCTGGTGACTACGAGTACAACAAACTCCGCGCCCGTTTCGGCGATACCACCGACCCCAAGGCACAAATTGCTGCCCTTAAAGCACTGGGGCTAAACGCCACATTTGAGATGGATGGCACAGTTGAAGACCTCGAAACAGAAATCGCCAACGGATATCCAGTTCCCGTCGGTTGGCTACATAAAGGTCCCGTGTCTAACCCCAGCGGCACCGGCCACTGGAGCGTCGTTGTGGGATATACGCCAACGCATTTCATCCACAACGACCCATTTGGCGAGGCAAATCTGCAGAACGGCGGCTACGTGAGCAACAAGGGTGGAGCGGGCATCGCCTACTCCAGAAAGAACTGGCTGCCTCGCTGGCTCATCGAAGGCAACGACACGGGCTGGTTCTTCCGCATCCGCCGAGGTTAACCATGCGCCCCATCGAACACACCCCAGAATCCTGCTTCCACAAAACAGCGCAAGATCGCTGGCTCGTTGATCTGTTCAACAAACAGGATTACCGCGGCCTCCTCGAAGCCGCACTGGTGCTTAACACGCTGCACCAGCTGGAAAAAACAAAAGCGGCCTGGGCTATCCGCGAAGCAGCGGATAACCTAGCCGAGCAGTTTGGAATGGACCGCGACTCCGCCTAGTTGGCGGTGTACTTCAGGTAGAGATCGGTGTAGGTGCCGTGCATGGGATGGTCTTTTTTGTCGCGTCCATCCCAGAAGTAGAGCTTATCGAGGAGGTCAGCGCGGTTTTGATTCACGATGACCTCACCCCACGACTGGCGTGCCCAATCAGCAATCTGCTGACTCATTCTTTTTCTCCACAAGTTTGAGACGCCTACGGGCCGTTTCACGCGGCCCATTTTTGGCACGAGCCAGCTTAGGTTTTTTCGCCGCCGTTGCCGGCACTTCAACCTTGCAATTCGGGTAGCGGTTTTGCGCAAACTCAATCGCCTGCTGGAGCGACTCAGCCCGCACCAAATCCCGCATAGCACCTTGACCCGGCAACCAAATTTTCAGCTCGAACAGCTGCGCTTTTGCTGCACTGGTACGAGAGCGACCCTCACCGAGGCGAAGTTCCGGGTCTTGCTGTTCCTGGAATGGCACTACTTCCATGACCGGGGGTACGCGGGTTCATCAACGCTATGCACAGCAGCGTCACAGTGAAAAGACTGAGCAACAGTTCTCGCCGCAGCGACAGCTCGCTCATACGTGACCCACGAGGATGCGTCCTCCTTGGATCGGGTGAAACCAATTCCTTTACCAGGGCCGTAAACCGCCGTAACCCAGCGATCCTCGACCATGACGACATAGCGCGTCATCTGCCTGTGTGTGACTACTGTGTAAGTTTACAGCCCAGACCTAGTGTGCGTCGGTATATCACGAAACACAACTGAGTCTCATGCGTCAGTTTCTGACACTTTGCCTTCTTGCTTGGAGCGCATCCTTCCCTCAACCCGCCGCTTCACCGACTCTCGCCATGCAGCCTCGTCAGCCGCTTGAGCCGCTTTGTAATCAGAAGCCGGCAAGGATTTTTCGAGCGCCGCGTAAACCATCTCCCGCAGCAACGCCGTAACTTTCTTGCCTTCTGCCACGGCAAGTTTTTCCGCCAGCTTGTAACGGTGTGGATCCAGCAGCAGCTGGCAGTAATACTTGTTCCCGTGATTCAGCGGCATGTGCTGCGGTCTAGTCTGCTACACAATAGCATAGTGAGTCACAGTAGTCTCACCATCGCACGTCGTCATCCACCCGTTTCCGCCACGCATTGGCCTGGGCCACCCGCGCCCCACCCCTCTGCTTGGCACATCCTTTCCGTACATCCCGCGCCCACTGCAAAAAAGCGGCAGCCCGCTGCAAATCTGCCGTTTTGGCCGCACGAATTTCCCGATTTAGCCATTCGAGCACCAGTTCACGACCAGTTTTGGGCCGACTCATGCCAGCCCGTCTTTCTTGAGATCTTCAATCCGCCGAATACCAATCACCTTCTGGTCCGGGCACAACCGCATCGCATACTCCCGTGCCGTATAGGCATCGGGAGCTTCGAGGTAAAGGTTGTGCGTGGGACCGTGGCGAGGCCACATGGTTACGCGGTATTCGGTCAGCTTGCTCACTTGGCCTCTTGCCAGCTATTCCCGACCTTAGCTTCGGCGAGTGGCGGAATATCACCTAACCAGCGAGCTTCAGCTTCTTCCATGATTGTCCGCAGCTGGAGCGCCCAAGTTTCGGCATGTTCCTCTCTTACGAGCAGGATGATTTCGTCATGCACCACGCCGGCCAAACGCACCACGTCCTCCCCGTCGGCGTGGAGTAACGGCCACAATTTGCCGAGCGTAAGTTTGAGGACTGCAGCACCGGCACCTTGGATTGGTGTATTACAGCGCGTGGTGAGTTTGTTGTGCTCACCCGGTAGAAACCTCCGCAAGCCCGAGATGCGTATGCGGATAGATGGATGGTCCTTAGCCGCATCAGCAGCTGCAGCATTTTCGCGCTGCCATTTGGAGATGCCTTGATATGCAGCGTGGAACTTTTGTCGCACTTCCGCCGCCTCATCAAGATCCATCTGGATTCCGGTTGCTGCTGCATAGTTTCTGAGTCCTTTTGCGCCACTTCCGTATAACAATCCGAAGTTTGCCGACTTTGCGATTTGCCGCTGCTCCTTCGTAACCTCATCGGCCTCAACCCCGTAAATCTGCGTCGCCGTCATCGTATGAAGGTCCTCCCCGAACTGGAACACCGCTGTCATTAAGGGATCCTGTGCTTCTGCCGCCGCAAGACGAAGCTCCATCTGCCCGTAGTCCGCTACAACCAGTTTCCAGCCAGCTGGAGCCTGAACCGCCAGACGAAAACGGGGATCACGCGGAATCTGCTGAAGATTTGGCGAAATACAACTCATCCTTCCTGTATCAGCACCAAGCTGCAAATAGCTGGCACGAATAAAACCATCAGCCGAATAATTCTTCAACAGAGTTTCAGCCATCTGCCGCCGCTTTTCAATCTTTTTCCACCGCAAATAGTCCGCCACAACCTTGTGATCACCCACATATTCTTGGAGCGCAGAACGACTAGCACTGGGCTTGTTGTTTTTCATATCCATCGGCGGCTCACCCAGCAAAGCGGTGAACTTTTTAAGCAGCTGCGCAGGACTATTAAGGTTAAAAACATTCGGGTCAGGCTTCTTACCTTTCGGCCCCGGCTTTGTCTGATACAACAACTTCCCGTCTAACCCTCGATGAAGCTTGTGTTCTGGCGGAAGCGCCGCATCAAAATCCTCAATAAATTTCTCGCCAACTTCTACGTTTTCAATGTCTAGGTCTTCAATTAGCTGCTCCAGCATCTTCTTATCGAACGGCAGCCCGGTACGCCACAGTTGCGCCATTGCCGGAAGTGCTTTGCACTCAAGCTCCCAGGCTGGCATCAACGCACCAGTCGCCATCCGCTTGGTGATCGGCTCCCACAGCTGGGTCAAAACCACCACATCCTTAGCCGCGTATTCGATCTGCTCCACGCGCAGATCAGCCGACCAATCGCTCTTCTGCTCTTCCTTTGAAATGTCTTGGCCGAGATAGCGGTGAACAACATGCTGGAGCCCGTGCTTCAGGTTTGGCAGCCCGTTCGTCAGGATCCGACTCGCCAACATCGAGCAGTAGATCTTGCCTTCCGGGTAAATCTCGTGCTCCTGCAACCAGCCGAGGTCAAACACCGCGTTGTGCGCCAACCACTGGCGTGGAACGCTGCAGAACTCTTCGAGCGTGATCCAGTCCTCATCGCTAAAGCTCCAGCAGTCGAGAACCACGGGATCCTTCCCGAAGGTGGCCAACTGCAGAAGCCGCAAACCACCGAACTTCGGCTGGAGCCCGGTGGTCTCAACGTCAAACGCGACGAAACTTGCATCATCGAGCGTGGAGAGGTGCTCGATGCCTTGGAGGATTTTCATGCCTGGTAGGGCGTGTACCCTACTACTCTAGCAGGCTGTCAACCTCTCTAGCGGAGCAGAGCAGCGCCGCCGCGAGTGTCCCACCCTCGGGAAACCCAAGCAAGCACCGCGCCTTCCAATGGATGCAGTTTTTGCATGGTCCCCCATCTGGCTGGGGCTTGTACCCCTGACGCAATCGCTGCAAGCGCAACTCCTCCCGCCCAGCTGGACTGGAGCGATAACACTTCATGCACAGCACGGGGTTAGTCGTTTGCGTACCGCAGCCTTGGCACGCCCTGCTGTTGATTGTGATGGCCATCAGTTTGTTTGTGTGAAGTAATTGCACTCTTCCGCGAAACCGGGCATCCCAGCTTCTGGAAGATCGAATGAGCAGGTTTCATTGGACCAGTAGTGACACTTTTTGCAGCCGTTGTCTGCTTTGGTGTGCCCAGCCAGTTGCCTTTCTGTGGGGTAGCGAGGAATGTCAGGCCACAAATTAGCTTTGTACACACCAGCCCGGATGTACCCGATTGTCTGGCGCGTAACACCAAGATCTACCGCTACAGCCGCCGCTGGCCTGGGATCCAGCAAAGCAAGCCTGACCTCCAGATCCGAAAGCCTGCGTCGACTAGGCGGCATTACTTTGTTGGATTGCTGGATCTCTTTTTGTTTGTGTGGATCGTAGTAAACCTTCCACTTATGTCCGCAGCTTTTACACCGCAGCCAGTAAGTAACTCGTTTTTTGGAGTGCCATTTGTGTGTTGAAACAACTTGTCTGAAAGTATGAGTGCAATGGTTAGCCATTCCAGTGCCGAATAACCCCTGCGCAAATGAAAATGTTAGTAGTCATGTAAGCCAGCAGGATGCAAAAGCGCACCAGTGCAACCTGATCAGCGACCCGATTGCGGTGGTGCGCCTTCTCGCCCAACGCCTTGGCGACAATCCGCCACCAGTACCTCATCAGTCCCGGTACGGCGCTGTCGCCAAAGTGTTAATCAAACGGTTCAGATACCAGCGACATTTCATCGCATCTTCCAGCGGATCCTTTTTCAGCCACATCCGACTGAGGTATTTAAGGCACTGCCACTGGAGCGACCCAACGCGAGCATCAGGCGCATGTTGCACCCAATCCTCCAGCACCTCAATTACCTCAATCTTCCCCGCCGTGTAGTGCGAGGGATGGTCTACTGAATTGCTCATCCTTTGGAAGCCTGAACAGCAGTGTCGCCGTGATAGCGACCAGTAACGGAGTAACTTTTGCCGGGCAGCATCGACATCCTGTGGAACACAATCTGCGCAATACGCATACCCGGCCACAACGGAACAGCGTGCATGGATCTAGCGTTTTGTAGTTCCAGCGTTAGCCGCCCTTTGTAACCGGGGTCGATATACCCGGCAAGAAGATGCTCAATCCCTTCCCTGGCACGACTGGATTTAAGAGCCAGCTGCCCAGCAACACAATCCGGGAAGTCGAACTCCTCCAGCGTTTCGGCAAGTATGAACTGGTGCGGATAGAGCAGGAAAGGTTTTTCCTGCGTAGCGCCAGCAATGCTGTAAGGAAGTAAGGAAGGAACCTTCGGTTCCTCCACCAGCAAATTCTCGCCGAGTCTCACATCGAGACTCGCTGGATTCACCAACTCCGACTGGAACGGGAATACCAGATTGCGGCGTGCCAAGTTGTGAATCTCGTGATCACAAAGGACCGCCATCAGTCAGCCACCACAACCGGAGTGGGCTGCTGGAGCTGCACGTTCTTCCACGTTTTGCCCCACTTAATGCAGTTGATGGTGGTGACGTGAACGCCAAACTCCTTGGCGATCTTGGCCACCGACTTCCCACCATCAGCCAACTGGCGCTTGATTTCCAGCACCTTGGCTTCCGTCAACACCGCAACCCCACGCTTGCCCTTGCGGCTGGACTTACGAGTTTTACTTTGAGACTTGGCCTTTTGTACGGACGTTGTACGTACAAGTTTTTCGCCAGCAGGCAGGGGGATGGTCTGCTTGGGCTTAGTCAGATCCAGCTGAACGTGCTGGGACGTTTCCAGGGCAAAGCGTGCTGCTTCGAGTGCTTTGGAGATTTGATCGAACTGGGATTCAGAGAGAACGTACATGCTCATAAGTAAGAACGGGTGCAGTGTAGTAGGGAATGGTCAGTTTTGGATCTCCAGCTTGATAGCGGCTTGGAAATAACCAGCCACCTTTAAGCGGCGATAGACAGAACCAGCCTCTTCGGACTGCTTGTTTTCAAGGGCGTCGTAGTCCCGGCGAGCCTCCTCCAGCGAGGCCATGGTCTCAATGTTGAGCAGGTTCAGCTCGCTATCCGGTAACTCCGCCAGCTTGTCGAGGTAAATAGTTTTACCGCCCAGCAGGTAGGAGCGGTAAAACGGCACCATTGAAGTTTCGGTCATTCGGGATTGGATCAAGTTCAGCCGAAGTAGAGGCGGCGCTTCTCTTCGACCCAGGCATCGTACTCAGCAACAGTAGAAAATCTGTCCTTGAAAACGTCGGGAACCTGCAGATTCGGATTGCGTGGAGCACAGCGCAGCTCGCGCATGTCGTTGTCGTTGTACCCCCGCGATTGGCGGTAGTAGTCGGCGTACCAGTCAGTCATGCGAAATAGTTGGGGTCTTGCCGGCGTATCCGGGTGAGATCCGTGAGTCTCAACTTGAGAATCTCGTGGATAGCCAGGTTGGCTAAGCGGGTGGAGCTGATGGTGTCGCTGGTGGCGAACACGTAGATGAGGTGGCGGTAAAGCTGGGTCAGGGTGCGAATCCTGACCCAGTGCGTATCCCCCGGTATGGGCTCTAGACCTACTTCCCAGTCGTCATAGTCGTCCTGGTTACGTAGGTCACGGGCTTCAGACGTAGGAATCAGACGTGTCGAGTGGAGCCCAGTCATCGACCCGATCTGTGAGCAAGGCCCGGAGTTCGGCATCGGTCGCTGGAATCAAGTCCTCATCTGAAAAGTAGAGGGTGCCTCGGCACAAGGCAGGCCCCCATTCCGCTGGTTCGAGGGCGGTTTGCGGATAGCGCACCACCATGTCGTCAACAACGGCATCGACAACAAGATGGTCTCCTTCAAAACGGAGTTCTTCAATGCTCTGTACCTGGCTCACTTGACCTCCTGTGCAGTTTCGCTGGGAAGCAGGGACTCCATCCACTGATCCCACGACATTTTCAAGAATTGCTCCAGCTCGACCAAGCGCTCCAGCTGCTTTTCCTCGTAGTTGGTGTTCAGACCGAGCGCGTTGTAACGGGTGATCTGCAACTGGAGCGAGTGCTTGGCCCAGCCGACGGCGTAGTACCAGGGGCTGAGGTCGCTGTTGTCAACTTTGGCTTGGAATGGTTCGTACATTGTGATTCAGTAATAGAGGGCTCGCCTTGGCGGGCTTGCCCTTAGTGTTGCACAGAAACAGCCCGACCGCAAGGCCGAGCTGTTGCACAACTTCACAATCGCTGGCGCTAGGGTCGCGGCGAGTTTTTTCAAAAAGACTCAGCGTCCGTAGCGCCCGGCTGCGGCGAGGCTGGCACCGCGTGAGGACCAGCCACCGGGCACCTTATTCGTCATCGACCTGCTCCAGCAAAGCGCGGAGATCGGCAGCTAGATCAGACGCAAGGTGACCTCGTTCCACCATGTTGGCCAAGCCTTTAAGAGCTTTTTCCTTCAAGCTCGGCTGTTGGCGACGACGCTTTTCGCGTACGCGGTCAGCAAGCGCTTGACTGTGTAAGAAGCTCACTTCGCAAAGGCACGCCTCCAACTCTTGATCGGCGCCCCATCGGACGGCGTGTTCGATGACTTGGAGCGTGGGCTTTTGAAGAGGAATGACTACGGTATTGCCGTAGATCTCGTGGACCCACTTAGCCGCCAGTTCTGGCGATGGCATGGAGATGGGGTGGTCAGTCATTACATAAAAATTTTTAAGTTAGGTACAAAAGCTAGTCGTACCAGTGGGTTTGGGGGTGAGGGGCGTACAAAGGTTTATGGGCGAGTCGCGTTTAATGCAGCCCCGACCGAGCTGCACCCCTCAGATTCTACTCTTGCACACCAAGGGCTTCTGGCTCGTATTGCGTGAGGACGCAAACGTCAGCGCCTTGGCGGAGGGCGGTGCCAACGATGTAGGCGAACTGCTGCGGGGCGTCGTCGGACTCCTCGATCTGGTACTCCTCCACCTCGTAGGTCATGCCCTTGCGGTACCAAGAAACCCGGACCACGGCGAGCAACTCGTAGGGGATGTCACCGACGTTGTACCCCAGGACAGGCTTCCTGGGGCGTTTCGGCTGGGGCGGTTCCGGCTTCACTGGATCTCTCCAAAACACCCACGCGGCAACCCGCATGAGCCCTAAGAAAAAGTTAGGCGGCTTGAACTGTCCCATCAGTCCCACATCCGTGCGGCTTCCTGCATCAGCTGGTCCAGCTCTTCGGAAGTGCGTTCTTCCCTTGGGGAGGGTTCAAAAACCTGTCCATTTATGCCAGATCCATTGGTATGACCGGGAAGTAAATCGGGACACGGGGTAGAGGTGTCCTCTTTTGCTCCAGTCTTTCCATCAAAAGAGGACACGTTTAGGGGCTGTCCTTTTTTACTTTCCAGTCCCTGACTGGGTTTTTTCAATTCAGGACACTTATTCACACACATATCACGCGAGAGAACAGCCTGGTACAAATTGGAAGGTCTGGCACCAGTGGAGGTCTGACCGACCACCTCAACCAACCCCCTCGAAGCAAGCCTCTGGAGCGCCTTGCCGATAGCGGCCACACTTCCACCGCACAAGGCATCCGCAGCGAGGTCAGAGCGGCTTAGAGAGCGCGGATACGCAGCTCTAAGGCGTTGGAGCACCCGATCAACGATGGAAGCGGGACTGGCGCTATCGGTATCCAGCTCCACGTAGTCGGCAAGGGAGAAGGTGAGGTCGCTTTCGAGCTTCATCAGCAGCTTGGAGCCATCACGACCAGCTCTGGACTTCTCCACGGTGATGAGTCGAGCGTTGTAGCCGGTCTGCTCCACCTGTTTTTTGTCAGGCCGCCGCAAGCCCCACACCTCATCCACTGCGTCCCGGATGGCGGTGCTACCCCGAAACCCGCCAGTTTTGTTGGCGTGGTGGATCAGCAGGATGGTGCAGGCGGGGAACATGCGCCCGTTGTTGTTCGCCAGCCAGTAGATCGGGCTCGCAAACTCTTTCTTGTTTTCGTCGAACGCCGAACCCCTGCTGCAGCCAGTGATCGAGTCGATGATCACGAGCTTGGGCTGGTGCTTCTCGATCAGCTTGACGAAGCGGTAGTACCAGTTGAGGTCCCACCCCATCACCACCGTCACGGGATCCGACGGCTGGAACTCAAGATCACGAAGCTGCTGCTGAACCTGCACCTCAGATTGGTCGCCGTTAAGGATCAGAACGGGACCGGCTTCCACTGGAACTAGATCACCGCGCACGGAGAACGGAATCCCACGGGCAACGTGCTTGGCGATGGTCCAGGCGGACATGGATTTGCCATCACCACCAGCGCCGTGAATCATCACGGTGCCTGGGCAAGGCAGCAGATCCGGAATGAGGTACTCGAACTTGAGGTCCTTGTTGAGCAAGCTGTCCATCGCCATCTCGTCATCTTGCTGCTCGAACTGCATCTGAGCGATCAGCAACCGCTCCAGCGCACCAGCGTCCCGATAACCAGCTTCCAAGGCGAGCACGTTCATGGCGTGCGCCGCTTCCGCGGGGTTTTGAATCTGCTGGATCTCTTTCGCCCGCTTAATAACTTCGGCGTAGGTGATGACAACCTGCCGAATCCTGGTGACGTTATCCGCCTCAACACTTTCAACAACTTTCCGCAGATCTTCCGAAAGCCACATGCGGCCCGGAAGCTGCTGGTCCGCCATCCAAAAAAGCGTTCCGAGGCTGACTGGCCCCTTACGAAAGGACTTCCAGACTTCCTCGCAGGGGTTGCCGTCGGACCATTCCTGTGAAAATTCGGGATCTTCTGCAGACCAAGCGGACCACAGCGTTAGCCCTAGGTCAGTCGGCAGTTCCGAATGGATCGCCATCCCCACCTTGACCCAATGGTCCCGGCTGCCAGCGCCCTGCCCTGGAATGACTTTCAGCGCGGACTGAATGATCTCAGCAACCTCAGCCGGGTCTCGATCCGAGAAATCCAGCGCCCGGCGGTTCTTGATAAAGCCACCGTCCTGGATCTCCTTACCGGCGTGATCCCGCATCTCGGCAAGCAACCACTCAGGGGCGTCAGGAATCGCCTCCAGGTCGCCTTCAAAGCCGTAATGACCTTCCGGTGCCTTCCCATCACTGGAACCCGGATAAGCGCCGTAGATGACGCCTTGACGGCCCCACAGCGCCTCGTAGCCAGCGCCGGTATCGGACAGACCAAAACCTTGAACCTCGCCCCAGTAGTCAGCAGGAACGCGGAAGAGGTATTTGGCAGCGTTGGCTTTGGTCGAGGTGATGACTGGAGC